TTAATGCAAACTATAATGAATGTAGATATATGCTTGCCCTTGGTTGGCATCTGAATTTTGTCCTGTAAATTGAAATGTTATATTTGTTGATGTTGTAACTTTATAAGGACTATTCGACAATAATTGATTAGTAAATGATGTTGTTGAAACATCGTAATCGTTCAGTATATCATTTGCGGTTGATGTTATGCCTATATCTAACAAATCAGTACCAGAATCATTGAATGCTGTATCTACATCTATTCCAACGTCCCAAATCACAGCACCGGCCGGCAATGTTATAATCGTTGTTTGTGTTGTGTCGGTGTATAATACCTCTGCTTTGGCTATATGCATTGTCCCTTTTGCTTGCAATGTTCCGGATATCGTTGTGTTTCCGTTCTTTTTAACTTGGAAAGCATTTGAACGAGCAGTACTAGTTCCATTACCTATTGTAAACAGATTATCAGTTTCATTCCACGATGTAGCCGAACCTGTTCCAATTATATTATATTGTCCTAAAACTAATTCTAAATAATCATGAGCTGTTGTACTACGACCAAAAGCTGCTGAAATATAACCACTTGCTGTTGTAGAATAGCCAAAAGCTGCTGAATAATCTCCACTTGCTGTTGAGCCAACGCCAAAAGTTGCTGAACTATAACCACTTGCTGTTGTATTAATTCCAAAAGCTGCTGAATAATCTCTACTTGCTGTTGTATTACTTCCAAAAGCTGCTGAACTATAACCACTTGCTGTTGTATTAATTCCAAAAGCTGCTGAACTATAACCACTTGCTACATTTTCATATCCATTACTACCTCCAAAAACAACACTATTTGTTCCAATTATTCCTATTCTAAATCCTGCCGTAAACACATTTTTATCCAAATCATATTTCAAATTATCTGAATATTCAAAATCATTCCCATCAATGTTGACAAAAGGTATTTGTTGTTCAGAACCAACAGATAAAGAAACATAGTTAGCAGTTATTAAATCAACATATTCTTTTGTTGACAACGTATCACCCGCTGTTACTGAAGTTACAGTACTATCAGATATTTGAAAATATTTTGTTTTTAAAGTGTCAGATACATTTATATAACTACTATAAATAGAGTTACTATTGATATCTCCGTATGTAAAAACATCACCATATATACGAGTAGTATCTTCCGTCAAAATGATATTTGGAGATGTGGAATTTGCTCCAAGCTGAACTGAGTTAGCTCTGTCTAAACTTAGCGGTTCGAATTCCGACTTCCCTGTTCCAATTAAAACAGAATTATCATAACCTGCGACGTTTAAAAAATTGCCATATGCCTGACTGGTATCTGCATTGTTATATACTGTATATCCAGCAGATGAAGAGTTGATACCATTCAAATAGTTGTTTGCTCCAATTATATATAACCCATCAACATTAATAGGATTATCATGTAACCGACCGGCCATTAATAATCCATTTTTTGAAACAAAAAAACGATGAAATTCTTCATTATTTTTAACATTCAATAAAAGCTCAGGACTATATAGCGGTGGATTTCCAATAATATTCAAAGGCCCCATTATTGTCAAATCATGAGGAATAGTATCTATATCATTTACATCACCAACAACTTTTTCCCATTTATTATTATTCACATCTTTTAAACGATAAAGCGAACTATCGGAAAGGGTATAAACAAGCATACCTTTCGCCCTGCGAGATGGCTTTATATTATTTCTGCTTACAGTATCAGGAAGTATTCGATAACCTCCATATCCTAAAGTATCTATATGGGTTGGATAATTATCTAACAGATCGTTAGGAACTACCGGCGAAGTTATTTGAGTGCCGCTTATTTGTTGCGCTTTTACACTTATAGCAACAAACAAAATTAAAAATATTAAACAAATCCTTTTCATGTTAATTTTCTTTTTTTATATAAATTACTTGTGTTGGAGGTATAATTATACTGTCTGAATAAGTACCACTTTCAACAAAATATTTATCAGGCATCAAATTGTTAATAAAAACCCTTTGACAAAGCTCATAGGGTTCGTTATAAATTACAAATGATGAAGAAAAAATTTTGAGCGTATCACCAAAATCGACACATGAACAAATAGATAGCTGTATGTTATTTGCTACTCCTTTAGAATATTGATAACCAATTTCTGGTTTTATTTCAATGTGAGAAAATGAAATTTCAAAAGAAAATAAAATCAATATAATTGTAAAAAAATGTTTCATTTGGGATGCTTATTAAGAGTTATAACAACTATTCTTTTAGCTATGCTAGTTATCCTTTCATCTATCTTTACCTGGCCGGAAAGTGTATGATAAGAGGATGGAATATCAGCATCGGGAAAAGGAGTTGGGTCGAAGTGACTGTTCAATTTATCAAAATGAAAAATAAGATAATCATCGGTGTCAAAAAAGATGTTCCCACCATATGTCCATTTTGGTTGTTTGTCTATTTCCATTTGAATTAATGAAATACCTGCCCTGGTACTATTTATTTGAACAATTCTTCTATTTAAAATTACCATTTTATCCTGATCTGTCAAGTCAATAATACTATAAATGCCAACATGTCTATTGTTCATCCAAAACCTTAATTTGCTATATTTATCTCTACCGTTAAAAATAAATGGCTTTAGGGTATCACCAAATTCATAAAAAAGTAATATAAGATCTCCATGCTTTATCAAAACGGTATCGTCATTATGCCCTAATGGATATCGTAATTGTATTGAAGGATCACTAAAAGGGATAAAAAGCTCTTCTAAGATTGCAGCTTCATTATTTACAAATACATCTTCAGAAATCAGTGGATCATTCATTAATGACAATGTATGTGTACAATGAGGCCTAAATAGCAAACAATGCCCAAGTTCATGATAAATCATCATTTTCTTTTTTGTATCAGATGCATCATACCAGTCAATAGGATCAACTTTTATATTAGATGTTTTATTATAATGACTAATATAAGATATAGCAGAAGCACTTTTTAATTCATGCTTACTAAATTGAATAGAAACTGGATATCTTTGAGTTAAATTAACACCTCTTACTTGTGCATCGATTAAAAAATCATTGTAATAACTCTGAAAAACAGGATCAATTTGTCCGAAAGCGGATATTTTAAAAAAAATAAATATGAATATTATGGCTTTTTTCATGGTCGCTTACGAATTTTATAATATCGGTTTGAAACATCTTCAAATGTAACAGGATTTGATCTTTTGAAGTTTAAGATTTCTAAAATCTTAAAAGGTTCTACTTTTTTAAAATATTTAGAAATAACAACATCCTCGTAAACCGAAAAATTTTTGTTGTTTTTTTTATTTTTTCTATTATCTGTAATTTTTCCTCGTTTAGGTATGAATTCTTCTACCAAATGATAATAATTTATAATATAATATTCGCGTAATTTATCTTTTATATGTACAAGTTTTCTAACGAGATAATTATAACTAATATTAAATTTCTCACACATTTCATTATAAGAAAGTTCTTTATTATTAAAATATTTCAGCTTCAAAATCTGCTTATCCTCTTCTGTAAGGCCTATTTTTTTTGAAAATCGATTAAACGAACCTTCAATTAATGATTTCAGTAATTCATTTAATTCATTATTAATAAAATCTATTTCCGGATTAGTATCATCTTCCTGCATTTCAAGAAAACTCTCATTGTTACCAGATTCCTTAAAAACCTTAAAATCATAAACTTCTTTAGCTGCCGAATACCTGGTTTCATTAAAAAGAGCAAATTTCACATAATTAAAATATGTAAATAATACAGCTTCTTTTTTTAAATTTATTGCTTTTTCAAGCATTGTATATATTGCCTTTTGTAACACTTCTTCTCTAACCAGGTTATAACTACTATATTTTTTTATAAGGAAGGTTTGAAAATCTGTATTAATACTATGAAAAAGCCTATAGAAATAACCATAAATATTGTCTTTTTCTTCGAGAATTACATCAACTATTTCGTTAGATGATAAATATTCTTTAGCATTTCCCATAATTATTCAATTTCAAATTCACTAATAGGTGAATTCATTTCACTATTAGTTACCCATACTTGATAAGTATTTGAACCACCACTTGCATTTACAAAAATATCATCTCTTACTTTTGTAAATGCAGTAGAAGTTAATCCATTAATCTTAAATGTAGGAGTACCCCATGAAGATGGAAAAGCAAATACCAGGTAATTTCCTGCCCCGTTAATGCCATTATAGTTTTTTTGCCTGCTGGTTGCAAATTCACTTCCTGTACCTATGCCGGCACCTGTTAATGCTAATATATCTGCATCGGTTATTGTAAAGCTCCCATCGGTTGGAGGTACTGCACTGGCAAAAGCTCCCCAATACCGTTTCCATCGCCATACTATTGTTACAGAGCTGCTATTTGATTTATCCTCTGAATTAACTTCAATAATATAAGATGTTTGAATATTTCGAGGCAATGACCGTCCTGTTAATGTTCCACTTTGTGTATGTCCTTCGTCAAAAGGAGAATCTAATATTTGTGATACACCATCAACTAAAATAGATATTATTGGTAGGCATGCTTCGGGTCGGGTTGCTGTCCATAATAAATCAACAGATAGATCAGTACCATCGGCCATATATTCTTGGGTAGTTGCTAATGAACTGCTTATAGTAGATGTTGGCGGGACAGATGGATAAAGCAAGTTGTTTAATACTTCCTTTATAGTAGTTCCTCCTATTTGCTCACCAACCGGCCAATCTGTTCGTGTAATGTTAAGATTGCCATCAAACGTGTTGTTGATAGCTAAAATGCTGTCAATTTGGCGATGAGTGTAAAACAATATAGTACTATCAGCTTTACTTACATACCCATATAAAGTGTCTCCAAGGCTGGTATATCCGGCCGTATTTTTAAAATACAAATTTCCTTCGATAATTAGATAGTTTGGTATATAAGCCGGTTCGCCATCTGTTAATTTCACTACGTTTTGCCCAAAAGAAATTTGAGCGAACAGAACTAATAATATAATTATTGATTTTTTCATAATCTTAATTTATTCAGGTAATGTATCCAAATTAGCTTCTTTATGTATCTTCGAACGAACCCAGAAGTTGTCCGTTCGTTTGATGTAAATAAAATTAGCATCAACAGAAAAAGAGTAATCGCTGGCAATGGCTTGGTTGCTCACTCCATTTTCATCAAAAGTAACTGCAGCAAAATCGATATCGCCGGTATGTAAATGTCCTTTATCCGATTTATTAGCTAACAATGCTGCTAGCCCTTCCACTCTTTCTGCGGGTAGATTTTCAGTAATTAACAAAAACGAATCTATCAGGTCAGCAAATTGCTCCTGTGTTGGTTTATCGAGTGTTTCAAACCATTGTTTTAGTGTATTGCGATCTTGTGCTGCCATAACTAAATTTTTATAATAAAGTTTGCTGCAAAACTTGGGTTCCTAATGTCAATCGCAGTTCCACTCCCTGCAGAAGCAGTTTCTCCATCTATATAATGCAAATGATTTCCTGCACTACCAGTGTTTTTGTAATATGTTCCAAAACCTGGATCACCCCTAGTATCTAAAGCAGCAACCTCTTTTGTTGAACTTCCATCTTTTTGCATAATTTCGCCAGCAATTTGATGATAATGATTTCCTGCCTCTGTAGTTTTAAGCGTACCAGCTTCATGTTTGTGAGCTGGCAATTGTTCAACAGAAAGATTTATTTCATTATTTCCCAATATACTTCCAACATTACGAGTGCCTGCACCAACAATGGTCAATTCGTTTAAATTAGGAGTATTATTACCAACTAAAGATCGTAATGCAGCATGTTCTTCATCATCCGGAATTGATCTACCATCACATAACATCCATCCTGATGGGGCAACTGTGCCCATAAAAGGCATAATCATTCCTGTCTTGAACAAACCATTAACAAGTATCTGTAAATTTGACAAATCATTTTGGACAGTTACTAAATTAATTAATTGGCTCACCCTTTCAAGCGACGAAAGGGCGATATCTCCAACCCCTGTCCCTGGCATTGCATATTTTTCAAAGTCACCTGTATCCTCTGTTACTTCTTCGTTGACAATAATGAATTTACTATTTATAGCTCCTCCCTTAAATTTTAAAAGCTCCCCGTTGTAGTAAATCCACCCGTCGGTTAGTTGTGTTCCAGACACTTGCACCCCGTTGATGATATAATTTCCATCCCCCAGCAAATTTAACAAACCGTTAACAGCTTCCTGTAATCCTGACTGCATCCAATCCAAATCTTGTTTATCTAGCCCCATTCGGGTACCTATTGCTGGAATTTTATGATACTTCATCTTTTTATAATTTAAACATTTTCAACAATCATATAATTTTTTCCTGGCAATTTATAATATCGCACCAGGGCGTGCATTTTTATTCGTTGCTGCTCGCTAAGCATGAACGGAACATGAATTACAAATCCACCGGCATCTGTCCCGCTGCCTCTATCATACAAATCAACAGGAATATCATCATCACGATCGTATAAATAGACCTTTTCACTTTCGGCCAATTGATCCCAATCAGCACGATCGTATAAATTTACAACCTGGTGTTTAAAAATATCTTCAATGTATATCCTTCTTTCGCTATAATCGAACTCATCATTTAGCGCTCTTTCTAAATAAACTACCTGTCCTGTGATTTTTATTTTATAAGCTGTTTGCTTTCTAAACTTGTCAAATTCCGATTTTAATTGGGAAATAGGAGCTATTAATGCTCTTAAAAAATCATAAAAGTTTGATTTGGTTAAATGTGGATGATTTAGCCAAAATATTAACTTATTATAATTCAGTTCAAATTTCCCCATTTTAAACGTTAATTATTGGGTATATAAAGTATGTTTAAAAAGCCTTTTTTCGTCCAGGTGCCTTCCTCTGTTTCTTCAACAATTAATTCATCAGCATCCGTTTCTGCCGTCGTGAAATACCCGCTAAATGGTTGCCTTTTAGTAACCAACGGAAGGAAGCCCCCTTCAGCATCTTCATATTGAGCATTTGTAATTTCAGGAATTAAAGCACCCTCTACATTCTGTAATTTATCAACCAGCTGGTTCAGAATTAATATGCCGTCAAAATCGATTCCTGTTTTAAGAAAATCGGCCACAGCATCTCTTACAGGTTCATCATCTCCACCGGTAATTGGTTTACCGGCAGAAGTTAACACAAGTGGGTCGTAATAAACGCGTATATCTAATTTCAATTTGTCGGCAACTCTGTTAATAATTTCGATGTATATACCAGCCCCTTTTATTTTTTTTATATATGCAACAAATGCATCGTAATAAGGAGTAGCAGGATCGTTGGATAATTGAATTAAATTACCATCGTCATCCATACCGGCAATTTTCATCTGTATATCATTATCATCGTTGGCAGGCAACTCGTTTACCGACACTTTTTTAACCACCTTCGCTTTTTCAACTTCATCTTCGGTTCTATTGCTATTATCGTAATAATCCTCTTCGCCTTCAAAAATGTCATTCAATGTATGCCCATATTGAAAATCAAGCGCCTTTTGCTCATACCATTTCAAACGTTGCACTTTCTGATTGCGAAGCAATTCCTCTGTTTCTTTTTTATGATCATCAAAGAGAATTTCCAAGGTCCAGATAGATGTTGCTATAATTATTACTATCAAATTAATAAAACTGGTACGGCTAATGAGCCCCTGCTGTAAATGTTCATCCCACGATAGAGTTGCATCTAAATTCAACAACTCCACTAATACTCCGTTGTTAAGTATCTGTTGTGTAATCGATTGTTTAATTTGCGATATACTTCGTGCCATATTTTTTTAGCTTACTACAAAATCAACTCCTATTGCCCAATAACCAATACCTTCAAGTACCTGTTTATCAAAATCATTACCGGTTGCTATCTTAGGATATAGCTGTAAAATTTCTTTAATATTTTTGTCCACAACATTATTATCTATTACAACATCATCACCTGGTTGTATATCCTGACTAAAAGAAAAATCGTTTAACTGCCGTAGCTGTAAAATGCCTTCAATACTTCCATACTCTTGTACAGCGATATCGTAAATATTTTGCTCAACGGCTATAGCTACTGTTTTCATATTATATCAGTTCATAATGTGGTTTGTCCCATCCTTTAAACACATGGCTTCCGAACGTACCACCCCAGCGCAATTTAATACCCATTTCTGCGGCAGTAGCTAAAACTACCCCTGCTATTATAGATAAGTGTATCTTATCCCAGCTGGCACGTCCATTCACCCACGCATATACATCCACAGCATTTCCTGTTTGATGATTGCTTTCTTTGTTATACCCATCTTTAAAAGTTACAACTTCACGAGGATTTTCAATGATCCAAACGCCATCCACCTCGCGGCGCCCTTTTTTGAATAATTCAAATTGCTCTTTGGCTGTTGATTTACCACGTGCAATGCCAAAGTCAATAGGGCTGTTTTTCAAAGCCCTTTTAAAAAGCTCAGGCAAAGGGTCATTTGCTGTTTGTAATCTTTCTAATGATGTTTTGCTATATGTGTACATATCAATAAATATTATCGTAATTCAACAACACCTCTCCAATGTTACTAATGTTTAAATCAACTGCTTTATACCCATCATTTTTCAATTGCTCAATAATCTCTCTACGCATCGATGCCTTGGAACTATATGGTTTTTTTCTCCAGGCTTCCAGTCCTGCACCTACTGCAGGAAATTCCTTAAATGAATTCTTAGGGCTCATCAACAAAAAACTAACATGCTGTGCATCGCTGTCACCAATAAGTATATCCCGGCCATCGGCCTGCATGTTAAAATTGTTATCGAGCAATATGTCTTTTCTAACTTCCATTTATGATATACTTCCAGTTCCTGTTCCAACATGGGTACTTGGATCTACCGATACACTTACATTCACTGTACCTGCTTTTACATAATCGTCTACTGCATTTGCTATTGCCTGGGCAATTCGCTCCCTTGCTTCGGCAGGGTCAACTTCGACATCCGATTCGTCATCAAAGGCCTGCTTGATTTTCAATTTCAATGCATCTTTATCCAGTGCCATTATGTTAATAAATTAGTGATTTTTGTTTTAATATTTTCAAGTACAGGCACGTTTGGGCCTGTTCCCTGCACAACAATGATATTTTGAACTTCACTGATAAAATCGCTAATCAATGATTTCAAATTATTATCTCCTCGTTGGATTAAAAATCCATCTTTGTTAATAATAAATTCAGAGGTATCAATTTTCACTTTAATTTCTTCAATATCATTGGCAGCAAGGATATATGCATCTGTAGGATTGTTTTCAACCAGGATGCAAAGTACCTTGCTGCCTCTCTCTGGGTATATGGTTATCTTATTATCACCTGCTTTCAAAATAGCATCTAATCGTACATTAAGCAATTCAGGCAGGTCGCCACGGTCAACATTACAGGTGTTGGTATCTTTATCAACAGCAGACACAACACCTTCTGTAAGTAACAATGGTATATTCTTTCTTACAATGATCTCAACCGCTCTTTGAAATTCGTTGGTCATACTTTATAGCTTAATGTATTTTTTCGGTTAAATCCCTGATCTAACGAATAAGTAATTACCACTTTTTCAATTAAATAATCACCTTCTCGTTCAGGTTCGTCATTATCTATAATTGTCAGAATATCACCGGCATGTGTTTCGGGAATACCCCACCCGTTGACATCACCAGAATAACCATCAAAAGCAAAACGTTTATAATCAGCTTCGACACGTTCAACTAACTCGTTATAATTTATGTCGCCATAGTTTAAGGTTCGTCGCGATGCATCACTGTCTTCACTACCTGTTTCATAAGTTAGCTTTTCACCATCTCGTTGGTTAGCTATTCCTTTTACCCTTATCTTTACATCTTCGGCACGGTGCCATGTCAAACCTTCCTGCTTTTTTATATTTACAGCAAATTGATATTTATGATTTTGAAAATATTCGAAATCAAAAGGGTAAAAGCATCTTAACACGCCATTTTTCAACTTTGTGTAAAAACCAAATTGTTGCTGTAAAGCTTCTAACACTCTAAATGTGCTGACATTGGCAATTTGAAATTGTCCAAGTTCAACATCAGAACATTCAATAGTATAAGAAGGAGCTATATAGATAAGTAGTTCTTTTAATTTAATGGAAGGAAAGGTCTTTTTAAAACGGTTTTGTTTTAAAGGATACATTTCATCATCGAAATGTAATATAAGAGGAATACCCGCTTCTATTTCGGCAAGATAGCCGGTAAATTCAACAGAATAATTTTCATCATATCCTAGTTCAATAATTACTTTATCGCCAACGTTCATAAAATCAAGCGGACTTTTGCCATCCATCTCTTTGAAATTACGAGGCAATGTAACTGTTGCACTATTGCTTAAATTAAGTACACTTTCATTAATAACAACGGCATTTACCTGGTCAAAAACAATCGACCCTACAGTTACCCTTGCATTGGGTTCGAAATATAACCGTTGTTTTTCTTTCATGTTAGTCGAAATACTGCTGACTGAACAGCCATTGCCATTACACTAAATTTCACGGTATCAACAAACCCTTCGACAAACTCCACGCGAAAATCATCCTCGAAAAAGAGCTCATAAATTTCCAGGTCTTCAAAAATCTGTCCGTTCACCTTATAAGTTCCGGGAGCTCCAAACATATTATGAGCAGCCTTTACCAGTGCCGAAGGGTATTGATGTTTTTCCTGGTCAATTAAAATACCGTTCAAAGATATTCGGTAACCTTTATTACCAAAATTTTCAATTACTTCATATTCTGAACGGTCGATAGGAGTGATAACCTTGTGTTTACTTCTTCGGAAGGATACCATAGGTGGCGGAGCTAAAAATCTGCTTTCGTTAACTTCCTGCTTCATAAAAGGAAGTGCAGGAGTGCCATCTTCTAAAGCATCAATGCCAAATGAATACTTATCACCAGATTTTGTATTTTCAAATTCCATTTCAGCATAAACGCTCTCCGTTTTATCATACACCGGTATGTTCAAATACCATTTTGGATTAAATCCTGCCTGAATTAAGCGTGGTGTTACCTTCATGGCAGCATACCCAAAAGCGCGGTCGTAGCGTTGAAAAATGTCTGATATATTAAGCGTTTGTGGCATTATCAATATCAAATTTAACTCCTAATAATCCCTTTTCAGCCAACCATTCTATCTGTCTCATTTTTTCAAACCAAACATTATCGGTTAGTTTTTCAGGAAAAGGGATATGAAAAAATAAGCTTATTAAAGCATTACCCTGCCTGATGTAATTGGAAACCCAACGCTCATAACTCTCCTCGTCATCAACTACGTCAATGCGTGGATAATGCTTTATAAGTTTTTTATTATTGCCTTTCGAATAGGAAGTATTTCGGCAATTGCATTAAATGCTGCCAAAAACTTGTCATCATGTGCAAGAACTTCATCCTTGCTTGAAAGCAAGCAAGCTTTTACAATAATTTGCTTTGATTTGTCCGGGTTTTTATCCAGCCACTTTTCAAATTCGCCCATCGTTACCCGGTCGGGCACCCTTATCACTACATCAAAAGGTTCAAACGAATCATTATCATCGCTAAGCGTTGCCAGCTTAACCTTATTATCTCCATAACGTTCTTTCCACGCTTTCACCATCTCCTCTGTAACTCCGTTAGGAAGTAATACTTTTTCTTTTTTTACTGTATTTTCCATAATTTTTAAATGTTTTTTTAAGCGTTATTAAAATCAATATCAAGAACAAAGAGAGTAAATTGTTTTTTCAAATCCATTGCACCATCAACGGTTCTACCCTGGTTTTGAAATTTAACAGTCAACGTATCATTTATAATGTCATTAAATTCATTCACAAATGTTACATTTATATCAAATGGCTTAATTTTTAAAAGGTTGCCACCTGCTGCTTTTTCAATTGCGGATATAGAAGCCAGCCGAAGTGTCATTGAGGCAGTATCCTCAATGTTACCCATACTCCATGAAGTTCCCTTATTACTACCTAATGAATAATTTTTCTGATGTTCTTGCTCAGTATTGTATTCAATTTCGGTAACTTCATAATCAATGCTTCCAAACATAGCTATAGTAACATCACCACTATCGTATGCTTTTCCATTTCTCTTAATTAAACTCATGCTAATGATTTTTTAACGTTAATTTTAGCAGAAATCTGACCGAGTGTTGCGGTATCAACCATATTGAAAGTTACAGGCAATTCTTTGTCGCCTGATTTCAAATCGGCATTAGGATCTACAATAGCTCCTCCTCCGCTAATTTCTCCAGCTTTTAGCATCTCAATGAATGCCTCATTTGCAAATCCCTCAAAGTACTTCACCATTCCTGGTGTAAGCTTACCCGTTTCAGTATCTACCGGAACAGTGCTTTTTACTTTTGGTAAAAGATTTTTGCGAATTAATCGTGCCAATTTATTAAGCGTGGCACCAATAGCAATACTATGAATGTTTTGGTTATTATCGGCATCAATAATAATAGGAGCGCAAACATGATCATCGTTCCATCTATATCCGGCAAAACCGGTATAAGATATAGCAAAAATATACCCTTTGTCATTATATGTTTGCAAGTCGGTATCATCAATCTCTTTAATTTTAGTATGATTTGATAATCCAGCAGTTAGCCAAATTTCACGAACTGGGTCGCTAATATCCAAACTATCTTCATCACCTTCTTCTCCAACTTCGCCAGGATTATCATTAACCTTTATACCTGCTTTTGTGCCCATAAAAGTACCTACATCAGCGAATTTTTGTGCTTCTCCAGTCAGCGTTTCAGCATAATTCCAATCCTGGCTACAAATAACTGAAACATAACCATATTCTTTCACTACTTCTGAAACAATCATTTCTCTAAGGTCTTGAGTTGCGGCTGCAGTTCCATTTATACCACGTCCTTCGATAAATACATTTATCGGACAGTCGTGAGCAAAGGCCCAATCGGCTAATGTTTGTGCAGCAGGAATAGCATTTCCAACTACTTCTTCCAGTCCATCAACATAAATTGGTGCATAAGTTGATGGTGGATTATAAGTTACGCTTAAATATCTTATCTCCCCATCGGCACCATTCAATAGAGCTTCACCATGGTCGGATAGCATCGTTGCCATATCTTTTGTTGGATCTGCCAACATGATATATAATTTGGTACCCTCTCCGGCCATACGGTAGAATTCCGTAATGTGTCTGTACAATCTTACATCATTTGCTAAATCGTATGCTTCATTTATTCCCAAATTTTCCGCATCATTAGGGCTTTTAATTTCTTTTACCGTAGCCAGGGCAATTCCTAAATTATCACCCGACTGAGCTATTGCAGGAGCATTTGTTAACAACGCCGAAACGCCATCGAGATTCTCGACATTAGCGCCTACTTTTCCTTTGGTTATAATTACTCCTCGTAAATTGCTCATGATTTTTTAGTTAAATCATTAATTTCATCTTTTACTTTATCAATAGCTTCATCTATTGAAGCAGGTATATCTTTCATTTCCTTGACTACTTCATCCTTCTGTGCTTTTATTCTTTCAACTAATTCTTTTACTGTCATGGAATCATTTTCCGCAAAACTTTCAATTAAATTAAGTAATGTTGTGACAGATCCAGAAGCCTGAGCAATTTCTGTTGATATCTTCGAAAGTCCACTCATAATAGCAATCGGAATTTCTATGATTTCTTTTATTTTCTGAAATACATTTTTGAAATTCTTTCTTGCCCAAACAACAATACCACTAACAAGAGTTAATCCTGCTCCACTGATCCATTTAACTAAATTAGAAGGTTCTTCTGCTCCACTATCTCCAGCAGCAAAAACAACTGCCGGCATTATTAGCAAAACTGCTAAAATTAAAATAACATGAATTTTTTTCATTTTTTTTCTTTTTTTGTGATTTTTAAAAATGCATTTGCAATATCCCAGAGTTCTTCTTTTAACTCATTCTTGTCTTCCGCGGTTAAACCATTGTCATCATTTTTCAATTTATTTCGTTTAACCAAATAATCTATTGTTTCATATAGCGCGTCAAGTATACCTCTATATGAAAAAAGAAATTGAATAATTTTTAATATTTTCATGGAGAGTTATTTTATAATTGATTCAACCAGTTCGCGGGTAATCGTTTTTATTTTCGATTTGTCTTTTTCAGAGAGTTCGGCCAAATTAGGATTAGTGAAATAAGCACCTTTGGAGTTGATATATAAAGCATCAACACCATACTTATTCATTATTTCCAATTCTTTTTCGGCTTTTTTTACTTTTGCCTGGCTTGGCTTTTTTTCTGGACCTTCCAATTCAGCAAGTTCTTTTTCGGCTGATTTAACAAGCTCTTCTGCTTCCGATTTTTCTTTATCGGTTTTTGCTTTTTTCAAAAGCTCTTTAGCTTCATCCAAATTTTTTCTCAGATCTTCTTTATTTTTTTTATTCATCTTTTTTTAATTAAAAAATTCAAACACGTTTATAATTATTGTAATTAGAATAGATAATACACTGAATGAACCAGCTATCATTATCATTTTTGTTTCAATTTTTGTTACCCTTTCAGATAGTTGCGGGAATACTTTTTTAAAATCAGAAACATCGGCATTCATTCGTTCCATCTGCTCGGAAAGCAGGATAAGAAGCTCACGCTGTGTGAGCTTCCTTTTATCAATTATCTCATCCTCTTTTTTTATCACTACTTTAATAATAATTTCAAATGTTGAGTACCAAGTTTCGCTTTAGTTCCTGCATCGGTTCCTTTTATAAACACTCCTATATATCTCCAATTTTCAGTATCATTTCGTTGGTCAAACAACACTGTTGTATCGGCTGATGTCAAATACCAGGTAACTGTATCAATAGGCTGCATATTATCTTCGGTTATTCCTCCTTTTAGAATAAACAACACCGTTCCTGCAGCATTTAAACTATCGGCTGATGCCTGGTAACGATATCCATAACCTTGCGATTTATCAACCAGGATAGTTTTACCAACCTCCATTGATGTTCCCTCTATGGTATCACCATCATAAATTGCCGTAACGCTTTTATACGTTCCCTGGCTCAGGATAGCATCCTGAGCATTTGCCATTGTGGTGAACATTACCATGGACACCAGGCATACAAATAATAATTTGAAAAATCTCATATCCTCAATTTTTAGTTTTGTGCAACATAATTGTCTGAAACAATTGCCCCACGAGCTTCCTCGCGTGTTGGCATTACAATAAAATGATGACGGAAGTTCATCATATTACGTTGATAGGCAGGGTCTTTAGCTGCTTCGGAATAGTACATTTTAGTCCATCCCTGCGCTTTAGCAGCACGTTCCAAGCTGAAAAATACGGATGCCTTACGGTCAGTAGCTTCTGGAACAGCTCCAAAAGCTAATTTTTCTTTGGTTGATGGCTTGAAATAAGGATTGCCGGTGTAATCAAACACTTCAAATCCAAAAAATTCCGAAACCTTACCACTTTTGTAATTGTAATATTGCTCTGCAAATTTTTGTTCCCAGCTCAAAATATCATTTACGTGATCATTACAAAGAACAATACGGCGGCCAAATTCAGGCACTTCCAAATCATCCAGCTTCTTTTTCAGCAGAATTAAATCAGCAGGAGCCAACCTTCTGCGGCCGGTTCCATCATCGTCACCTGTAGTTAATAAAACAGGCATGGCAGCAGTTGCTCCATTGGGAGCTAAAGCATGGATAGCTTTTTTAATTTTATTACGTGCAATCGATTTTGCATGCTTACTTTTTACCGTAGCAATTTTATCGTAGGTGAGTGCGTAAAGCTCATCATCCGTTACGGGTGTTTGCTTGGTTTGATACTTATCCAACTGAATTGTAACATCCTCTTCACCCAAAGTTTGTACCGGAATAGGATAAGTAGTATTGTTTATCAATACATCGGGAGCAACTCCCATATATACTGCATGAATTACCTGAGCTTCATCGCCCACGTTGCTAACATAGCGGCTAAAGTCTTCAATTCCCTGAAGGAATGTATCTTTTTCAAGCGCGGAAAATTCTTCGATCACTTTCCCTGTCCAAATTTCTTTTCTAACTCCTGGCATTTTATATCAAATTTTTTGTTTATAATTCCGGTTCAACACCATATTTCCCTTTATACAAAGCTTTAAAAGTTTCCGGGTCTTTTTTGGGCATAGCCTCTAATTCTGCTTCTATGGCTTTGTTCTTAGAAGCTTCAGTTTGCCACTTATCCCAGTCCCAATTCTTTCGGTCGGTAGATTCTTCTTCTCCTTTCTTACCTTTCAATTTATCAGTTATAGGCTGATAAACATTCATGTCGGCAAAAATGGCGTTCAATTCCTCTAATCCGATTTTCTCGCCACGGGCAACATACTCATCTCTTTTTTCTTTAGTAATTTTACCCTCTTTAATCGCATTATCAACCGATGCTTCGATTGATGCTTTTTGCGATTCTTTGAGCTTTTTCTCAGCTTCGGCTGCTTTTTCGTCGCCAGCCTTTATTTTAGCATCAATTGCAACCATAATCTCTTCTTCAGAGCTGGCTTCGGTAACTGTTGTAAGCCCGTACCTGGCTATCAATGTTTTTTTGTCCATTTCATTTTTATTTTGATTTTTCAATTCAGGCATCAATATTGCTGCAAAGCGCTCATAAACGCCTTTAGCTCCTAATGTTTCAATTTCTTCTTTGTCCAATATGGAAATATCCTTTACGGTAGAAGGTATTTTATCATCAAACAAACCCATTTCAATCAACTCATCGGCATCATACCAGTAATCGGTACCATCCAACCATTCATTAACCTGAGTTTCTGTTTTATTTGTTACCTCTAAAAGTCTTTTCTTGAATTGCTTTTCAATTGATCGAAGTAATTTAGCTGTCTGCTCCATATCTTTTGCCGTGCCATAAGCTCCACCTCTGGCAGTATGTATCATGCCTAAACCATTTTCGGCAATGTAGCGTTTATCACAAGCCATGGCAATAGGAACACCCATCGAAGCAATTACCCCCGGCGCAAACAAATCAACTGTTCCTCCGGCCTTCTGGAATTCATTAATAAAAGTAATCATTAAATTACCTTCAAACACATCTCCTCCGTAAGTGTGGCACCAGAAATCAACATGTCGTAATCCAGACGATTTAATTTCATAAAGCGCATTTTCAACTGCCCTGAAATCAAGATATGCTCCACCTATATAACCATAAATGGTTAAAACTGCTTTGTCTGATAATTTTTCAAGTCTGAACATCTAAAATATGCTAAAAAATCATTTACAATTTTAGCACGATTTGTTCAATATTACTATTATAAGTCCATGATTTATAATATTTTATACATATTTTACATAAATAATATTAAATAAAAGCATTATAAAGCACCTTTGTATAAAACAGATTGAATATGGCAAAAGAACGAGAGAAGAAAATTGCAAAAATATTGTATGTCGTACATGGCAAAGATGCAAAGGAAATAAGTAAGCTTATCAATGTAAGCGAAGTTACTTTAAGCAAATGGGTAAATGAAAATAATGCTGCATGGAAAAAGGAAAGAAATGCACGAATTAGCAGCCCGAAAGTACGAACCGATAATATTGAGCAAATAATCAACGACCTTAGCGAACAGCGAATTACGTTAAACACTCAACTTAAACAAGCCGAAGCCAACCAGGATTTGGAAGAAACCACCCGATTACGGGAATCTATTGCCCGGATAGATGATGCGGTTGCAAAATGGAATAAAACATTATCATCTATTGATAAAGATAACCAGATAACCCTTTCAACTTACATTGCTGTTATGGAGATGATTTTTGATGCGATGAAAGAATTTGACGAATCACTTTATTTACAAACATTAGATTTTCAAGAATTGCATTTAAACAACGTTTCATTAAGGTTTAAATAACGATGAAATTTCAAGACAAACAAGCACTTCAACGATTTAGAGATAAACTCATATTGGTTCGCTCCGGGCAATCGGTAAATCCTAATGAAACAAAAAAAGAGCAAAAAGAAAGAATTGAGAAGGCTAAAAATGATTTTAGTTTTTTTGTTCAAACTTATTTCAAGCATTATGCTGATGCTCCTACACCACAGTTTCACGTTAATTTAGCCAACAGAGTAAAGAAAAATAAAACCTGCCGCTATTTGGTACGATGGGGGCGCGGGTTAGCAAAATCAGTTGTTTGTGATACACTTATTCCCTTATGGTTGTGGATAAACAACGAAAACATTTACCTGGTAATTGTTGGCAACAATTATGATAAAGCAGTAATACTCCTGGGAGATATACAGGCAGAATTCGAAGCCAACCAATTATTAATTCACGATTTTGGTGAACAAAAACTGGAAGGCAGTTGGACGGATGGCGATTTCTGTACCCGTGACAACCGTTTTTTAGGCAAAGCATTGGGTATGGGACAAAGCCCCCGTGGCTTAAGAAAAGGCAAATTACGTCCAAACCTTATTGTTCCAGACGACCTGGAAGATAAAGATACTTCTCGAAATCCCAAACGACAGGATGATGTAATAAAATGGATTGAACGCGATTTAATTCCAACCATGGACGGGCAGGTTAGAAGATACCTGCATCCAAACAATGACCCATGGCCACGCTCCATTCAAAATCAACTGGAAGAGCGGCACCCATCATGGAAAGTGCATGAAGTAAAAGCATATAACCAGGTTACCTATGAGCCGGCATGGAAAGAAAAATATCCTCCTAATTACTACAAAGAAATAGAAGCTGATATCGGTTCAATTGCTGCACGTGCCGAATACAACCACGAAAAGCATGTGGAGGGCAAAATATTTACCGACGAACACATACAATGGGCCAAGCCTCCGGCAATGAATCACTTTAAAGTAATTATTGGATTTTGGGATGTAGCCTTTTCCGGCAAAAGCGACTACAACGCCGTAAAAGTCTGGGGGTTGCATGAACGTAATTTCTGGCTATTAAAAGCTTTTGTACGACAATGTAAAATGGTTGATGCTATACGCTTCATTTACGATTATAATGAAGGATTGCCGGAAACAGTGGTGGTACACTGGAAAGTAGAAAGCCAGTTTTGGAACGACCCGCTGAAAGATGCCCTGCGAATGGTTGAACAGGAAAAAGGACGTCCTCTAAATATTACTATTGTTGAACGGCCGCGGCAAAACAAATATGACCGGATAGTTGCCGGATTGCATCCTTATTATCAAAACGGTCGCATTTATTACAACGAAAAAGAAAAAGCAAACAACGATATGCAGGTTGGAATTGCTCAATTGAAAGGCATTGAACCGGGTTATAAAACCCACGACGATAGTCCCGATGCTGATGAGCAAGCATTAAACCAACTTGGAACATACATACGAGCTGAAAATTACAGCTCTATCCGCACGCGTAGTAAAGCGAGCTTATATATTAATTCGAAAAACAGATTTTAATTATGCCATTTATCACAGATAATGATTATGACGTACAGGTGCGTAATGAGATAGCAAAAATTATCGACCCTACCACCGAAAAGTTGAAGTTGAAAAAAGCCATTGATATGGCTGTTGCCCAGATAAAAAATTACCTGGGGGGCCAATATGATATGGATAAAGTGTTTGTTGATGCTCCGGCCACAGGAGATGATGAAGATAACCGCGACCCTTACATTATAATGATAACCATTGATATGGCATTATATCACCTGTGGAGCAAAGAAGGGGGCAATAATATTCCGCAAACACGAAGCGAACGATATGCCGATTGTTTGGAATGGCTAAAAGCGGTTCAGAAAGGAGCACCCTGCAACCTTCCTTTGCTAACCGATGAAGAGGGCAACACCCTTACAGATATACGCATTTGGAGTAAGCATGAACCCGAAGATAACAGATTTTAACTATGGAAAATTACGACATTAAATCCAATTCATACCTCTGGGGATTAATTAAAAAAGAAGTAAAAATACCCAGGGCAGCAGCCAAAGGGATAAACAGCAAAGGGCTAATTGCTCAAATTGTGGGCGAATTCAAAGATAAAACCCGCTCTGACATTAAGAAGTGGAGAGGTGCCTTAGATGCTGCCGATAATTACGAAGACCCGCGCTGGTTTATTTTACAGGATTTGTACGACAACCTTTCTACCGATGGACATTTACAGGCACTGGTACAGATAAGGAAAGCTGCGGTTACAAGCAATCACTTCTATATCATGGATAAGGATGGCAACGAGAATGAAGAAGCCACCCAGCAGCTCCGCACCGAATGGTTTTACAATATCATGGAATGGTTTCTGGACAGTATTTATCGCAAATATTCCGTTATAGAACTTGTCAACCCGGTAACCATGGACTGGAAACTCATACCTCGCCGGAATGTATGCCCTCAATTCAAACGCATTTACTTCGAAGTAGGAGGTAATAAGTTTGTAAATTATACCGACCCGAAATTTCAAAAAAACATTATCTCCATAGAAAATATTCATCCTTACGGGATAATGAATGATATCATTCCGCAACTGATATGGAAAAGAAATGCCCAACAGGTATGGGCTGATTTTGCAGAACGCTTTGGCATTCCGTTGGTAACTGCCGAAACTATTACTACGGACAAAAAGAAGCTGGATGAAATAGAGGGTGCTTTAAACAACTTAGGGCAGGCGGCAAATGCTGTATTACCCGAAGGCACAAAAGTGACTATCCATGACAGTTCTACTAAGGGCGACCCGCACAAGATTTTTGCCGAGCAGATAAAAACCACCAACGATGAAATGGCCAAACATTACATCGGTGGAACCATGATAACCGATGACGGTAGCTCTCGAAGCCAGTCGGAAGTGCACGAACGTACACTGGACGAAAAGATTGCCGAAAAGGACCGGCGAATGATAGAATTTACCGTTAACAATAAACTCATCCCGCTGCTCAGGATGCACGGTTTCCGCTTTAACGATAATGAGCGGTTTGTGTTTGACCGAAGCGAGGAGCTTTCGTTAAAAGAGCACTGGGAAATAGTACAGGGTGTGCTTACTACTCATGAAGTAGATGAGCAATGGATAAGCAAAACGTTTAACGTGCCTATTACAGGAAAAAAAGAAAAGCCATCCTTTGGTGGCGGTTTAGCTGCAAATTTTCGGTAGGCAGTAATCCGGGGGCAACGATTACTGCCAAACATAAGCCCGAACTTTACGCTGATGTTTGCCCGCATTGTGGTGAAAAGCATCCTGCAGCTATGGATGACCTTCCGGCATCGGTAACTTTGAAAATAAAACGTGAAGTTACCCGCATTATAAAAGATGTATATGCCGGGAATATTACCGCAGGAGACATTGACAGCAAACTATTGAAACATATCGGTACGGCATTGGAAAGCCAGGTAACCGCAGGATTTGGACAAACATTTGCCCAGGTTGATTTTGATACTCCCGATGCAGCAATGCTTACCCGGTTAACACGTGATACCTGGCAATTTGCAGCTGCTAAAGATTACCAGCAACTCAGAGATATGAGTTTGCTGTTAAAAGATGAAACAGGCAAATTGCGGAGCTTCGAAGATTTCAGAGATGCCGCCAAACTGGATGATGAAAAATACCGCCGCTGGTTACGAACAGAATATAACCAGGCAGTTGGTGCCAGCACCATGGCCGCACGATGGAACGATTTCGAAAAGAATGCGGACATTATGCCCTATTTGCAGTATGACACGGTAGGCGATAATAACGTAAGAGATGAGCATCAGCTATTGGACGGGATTGTAAAAAAGATAACCGACCGATTTTGGGACAGGTATTATCCTCCCAATGGGTGGGGATGCCGTTGCAGCGTGAACCAGATAGCTTCCAGCTATGCCAAGGAAACAGAAGAAATTCCAGATGTCCGCATTCCAAAAATGTTTGAAACAAATTTGGCAAAAACAGGATTGGTATATCCGAAAGGACACCCATATTATAATGGTATACCTCAAAATACATTACGAAAAGCTATCCATTACTTGCCGCCCGATGCAGCATATAAAGATATTTATACTGCAGAAAATGGAAGAGTAAAAATGCATCTGCTGCACGGGACAAAAGAAATGAAAGATAATATTATGATTTCAAAAATATTAGCCGATAATAATTGTAATGTTGATTTATTACCGATATTAGGACAGAAAGATGATAAAATTCGTAAAATGATATATGGAACTGATGATTTTATCAAAGGCAAAAATCCTGATTCATTAACAAATAATAGATTATTTGAACTAAAATTAGCCGGTACATCAAATACATCTGTTAGAAATGCTATAAGAAGAGCAGGCAAACAAGCCAATAAAATGGTTCTTAAATTAAGAACTAATTTTAACGATAAAATGAAAAATGTAATAAAAGGACAACTTAATCATAACAAAAATATATTAGAACTTTGGATAATTGATGATAATAATAAATTATTTATATATAATAGAAAAGATTTTGGATTATAAACAAAAAAGACAGCTATAAACAACTGCCTTTTTTGGGAGGTCTGGGACGCATCCCTAACCAATACAAATATATAACAACTTTTTTGAAAAATCAATAAAAAACAGTAAAAAATGACCGGACAGGCAAAGATAGAGCTGATACTTGAAATGAAAGAGCGTGTAACAAGCGGTATAGCAAAAGCAAAAAAAGCTGTTAATCAAAATGTTAATGAAATAAAATCAAATATTACCGATTGGAAAAATCACCATATAAAAGCATTCCGGGCTATGCGGGACGAAGTGCCATTGCTCGATAAAGCATTAAGAATGTTGAAAAATCCGTATGTTCTATTAGCTGCCGGAGTGGTAGGGCTTGGCGTAGCATTTACCAATAGTACAAAACGGGCTGCGGAATTTAATCACGAATTTTTGAATATCCGGCAACTTAACTTAGACAAATCGAACGAAGAGCTGGATAAATACCGCTCTAAGGTTAGAGATGTAGCTTTTGATGTAGGCCTTTCAAGCAAAGATACTGCTAAAGCTTTTTACGACATTCAATCAGCTACAGGATTGTACGGACAGGATGTGGCCGATATAACCAAGAAAGTAGGAAAATTTTCTATTGCCACTGGTGCTGAGCTGCCCGATGCCGTAAACCAAACTGTAAAAGCAATGAAAGCCATGGGTTTGGGCGTGCAGGATATTGATGCCATGCTGGATAGCAACGCCAAAACCGTACAGGTAGGTATTACCACATTTAAAGAGTTGGCACAATATCAAACTGAATTTTTGGGAGCTGCAGCAGGAGCAGGGCAGAGCCTCGATACAGCCAATAAGGTATTTGCTGCATTTACTTCTATTGCAAAAGATTCCAGAACAGCCGCTACCATGACAAAAACAGCTTTCGAAGGGCTAACCCAGCGAGGAACTATTGAAGGATTAAAATCCATGGGCATATCTATGTATGATGCTACGGGCAATATGCGTAATTTAAGCGATGTACTAAAAGAAACCTCCGAACGGTTTAAGGGAATGACTTCCGAACAAATAGATGCCATAATTGCAAAAATTGGCGGACCCGAAGGATTGAGAAACTTATTTATAAAATTAAAAACCGGGGCCGATGATTTTTTTAATACGTTAGAAGCCTATGATGATTCTGCTTTTAACCTGGACAAAGCCATGGAAAACGCAAAAGGTGATTTTACCATTCTGTCCAACATGGCAAGAGACAGGTTAGGAACGATAATGGAAAGAATAGGAGAAAAATTCCTTCCATTATGGGTAGTTACACTTGAAAAGTTTAATAACGTTCTAAAATTTGTTTGGGCAAACCTTGATACAATTACAACTTCTGTAAAATGGACGGTTGGAGCCTTAGGAGCAGCAAAAGTAGCTATGCTTGTTTTTAATGCTGTGGCAAAAAAGAACCCTTTTGGCCTTATATATATGTTAATAGTTGGCATAGTAGGACTTGTTACAATTTTGGTTAAAAAATGGGAGCATGTAAAAAAAGCAATAAACATTGTATGGGAATCAGCTAAAAGGGATTGGGAATTTTTAAGAGATACAATTGCCTTTGGAATAACAAAATTGCAATTAAAGTTTAAGAGTTTTGGACAATATATAAAAGGACTCTTTAAAAATGTAGGTCAAGCTATAAAGTTAGCATTTCAAGGCGATTTTTCAGGTGCTAAAGAAGCATTAACAAAAAATATAGTAACTGATGCATCACAAGAGCTGGAACAATTAAAAAAGCTACAAGAAGCTAATAGAACAGCTTACTACATGGAAAGGAAGCTAAGCGAAGTTAAGCTTAAAAATATTTGGAATGATGCTTGGAAAAAGAAATCTGATGAAGAAGAAAGTTCTGATGCAGAGGTAAGTCCTTTTTCAACAGATAACAACGAAGCCCCTAATTCGCTCAATGGAGGTATTCCTACACAAAAAGACCTGGGCATCAATAAAATTACCGGAAGTGCCAAACAAATTCGTAATATTACCATAAATATTGACGCTTTGAATAAAGGCAATATTAATACTGAAAATACAACACTTCAAAGAATGGATGCTCAGGAGTTGGAAGAGTGGTTCTCAAAAATGCTGATGCGTGTGGTTCGTAATACTGAATTATCATATTAAAATGGTTCATGGATTAAACAAATATTATGATTTATTAGACCGTGTTAGCCGGACAGTTGATACCCTGCCCAGGCGCGCTGCTACCGAAGCAGTTAATTTTAGCAAAGAGCGCTTTAAACAACAAAACTGGGTTGATACAGCCACCCACCCGTGGAAAAAAAGGAAACCAATAAAAAGCGAAAGCCGCCGAAGTTCGCAACGAGCAATTTTGGTTAAAAGCGGCCGGTTACGCCGAAGCATAAGAACTACGTATGTAGATAAAGATATGGCCAAAATAGGAACCGATGTGCCTTATGCCCGGATACATAACGAAGGTTTTCGCGGACGAGTAAGCCAACGCGTACGTGCGCATACTCGCAACGGACATAAAGTTGAAAGCTTTACCAGGATTATTAACCAGCACATTCCGCAACGACAGTTTATAGGCAGCTCAGCTATATTGGAAAAACGAATACAAAGGCTGATAACTGCTGAAATAATGCGGGCAATAAAAGGTATTTGAAACTAGTAAATTTGAAATTTGATAAAATATGGAAACAATTTATAAAAAAATAGTTGAAACATTTAATAACAACAAAGCTGTTTTTACCGACAAAGGGTTGCCGGCCATTAAGCAAATTGATATTAACTACGGGCAAACTGACAGACCGGAGGAATTTGAGATATTTTTTCCATCTATCTTCATAAGCTGGGAAATTACCGAGCAAAACAGCAACGAACCCAGTTTGCTGACACTTGATTTTCATATTTTGCAATATCCCGGGGCCGGAACGGAAAATTTTTCTGACCGATTGTCGGAAAATATTGAATATTTGAACATGATTGCCACCTGTAAATATATACTTAACCATCTACGTGCAAACAATACATCAGGATTGAGCTATGCCGGCGAAAGGCCTGCCATAACACCTTACTTTCGTTATCACATTGTAAGCTACCGCTGCTTTATAGACAAAGTTGATGATTCGTTAACCAAAGGGAAGCTGGATAACGTTGAATTGGAAGATTACACCAAAGATTTTGAACCCAAAACAAAAGCTGATATCCCTTCTCCGCCGGATATTGAAACCATGCAATAAATAAAAAACCCTGACGATAAATGTCAGGGTTTTCTTATCTATAACGAGATTTTTTTCAGCTCATCGAGCTGATGTTCATCCGGGAGCATTTCGTCCACTAAATTTAATGCAAAATAAACCGCCTCGCGGGTATTATAATCTTCATCGCGAGTGGCAACCAATCTCAGAATAGCCCGCATTGTAGCAAGATATTCGCTGGTATCGCCTTTTGCTGTAATAATATACTCGTTTTTTCCGTTAAAAGTTATCATAACAAACCTCCTTTCTTACCACCCAGTAAAAGACTCATTACCTTTTCTTTGTGCACGGGTTTTTGGTTTAAAGCTGTAATTACATCCAGCATTTCACGGTCGGTATACTGGTAAGTATAAGGATTCTCATCGCCATCGGTTTGCTTTTCGATATTAAACAGATCTCTATAAATAGTGGCAATAGTAGTAAACGGAATATTGTTGCGGAGTTTTACCATTTGGTCGAAAGCTGTGGAGTTAATAAACCATGCTTCGTGTTTGCCAATGGCAACTTTTAAACTGTTATTATTACCCCAGCGTTTTAAATAATAATTAGGTTGTGTTTCATAGCCCATAGCCTTAGCGATAGTGCTAAATTTTGCATAAATAACTCCGCCCTTGATGTAAATTTGGTTAGAGAGTTTACCCATTTTAACAGTTATTACTGTATTTTCGGGGTAATCGGTTGCATTCCGGCTAATTTCTTTAGGCTGGCTGTCTTTTAAAAGCATTTCTTTAACCCTGTCGTTACACCACAGGTAAAATTCAGGGCTTAGCCACTGGGCAAAAAGTAAGGCAACATCTTCGTGCATCCATGTGCCTTGATATTTTGCATTACCTCCACGTACAACTTCAATTAATTTACCGTTCGGAATATTTTCCGAACGTTTAATTTGCATCGCTTTAAGTAAATCACCTGCCTGTTTAGTCTTAGTCCAATCACTTGGTTGCTTACCAAAATTTCTAGCCATTTGCGTGGCATTTACCATTACTTTACCGTCCGATGTTCGGAAGGCAATTGAACTGTTGTTGTAATTAAACAACTCCAGTCCGTTTTTTTGTTCATTCTTTTTGTAATCCATTTTAAAAGAATTTAAGTTAATAATACGGGCAAAGCTGCCTTAGGTGTGGATTACAGTTTAACGTCGGGCGTTGAACCAGTGCTATCTTTCGAATCGCACCACCATAGCAGCTTTGCTTTATTTTAAATAACATTGTTCAAGGATTTTGCCCTTGTGTTAAATCTGTAATCCAAGGACAAATATAACTATTAAATCTGATTTTTCAAATTACTTAATTCTTTTCTTAATTCAGGGACATCTTTAATCAACTCACAATCTTCAAATAACACATTTAAAAGCTTGCCTTTACATACTCCCTTGACAACAACATTTTGACCTTTTTGTAATTCAGCTATAACACTTGATGAATTTTCAGGAAATACACATTGTACAGAAGATACATAATCATATAACCCAATTGTAATATAAGGCCTATTTACTACATCTTTGCCAAAATCTTGTATTTTCCCTTTAATATAAACTTTTTTGTTTTTGAAGTTATTATCAGCTTTCACTTCATTTTGCTCATAATAATGCAACAAATTATTAGCATCCCAAGTATAATTCTCTTGGTATTCAATTTGCTTCTCCAATTCATCAATTTTCTCAGTTAATTCAATTTTAGCAATACTATCCTTTTCTGCTTGAGATAGTTCTTTTTCTGGTAAAGGTTCATAATCAGAGTTACCTGAAATGGTAGCAATAAAAAGAATAATAAACAATCCTATGATTCCTAAAATCACATACATTAATACTTTAAAAAACTTTTTCATAACACTTAATTTTAGATTAATATTGGTTTAAACGGTAGTTAAAATTAGTTAAAAATTAATAGTTAATTGCCCTTTTAATTTACTTTTTCGGCGGGTCTGGTTCCGGTGGTGTCTGTCGTAACGGTTATGGCAACGCTGGCACATAGCTTTCAGGTTATTGTAATCGCAGTTTGCCGGGTTGTGGTCTAAATGTGCCACGGTTAGCACTACACGAACAAAGCCATGGTAACGCAAACTTTCAGACAGGTTAGAAGAGTTCCACTTTATGCGGGCGTTTATCATGTCCCAGTCAACACTGTTTATATACCGGAAGGTGCCATCAGGGTTTCGCTTAATAATGCTGTGGTTTTTTACACCACACACTTCACAACGGCCCTTTGCCCTGTTGGTTCGGATATCATATGATATCTGATCCCAGTTGGGCGGGTAAAGTTTCTTATTTTCGGGCTTTATCGGCATAATAGTAATTTTTATGGTTGTCAAAACTCCCGCTAACTCCGAATCATGTTCAATGCTCCGCTCCGCTCCGCACTAAACATATTCGGTTTGTTAAAATATTTATTCATCCATATAACGTTTATTTCGCAAATAACGAATAGCATATACCATTTCGCGGTTATGCATTTTGCAATCATACCGGTACCTTTTTATTCCAGCAATAGCTATTGCTTTTTCGGCATCGGTCATTTTGCGCCAGTACTTCTCGGCCATTATCTTATCCTTTTTATGGCCATACTCGTTCCAGAAGTGTTCAAATGTAAGGTCGGTACACTCTTCAATTTTGCCCTTGTTTACTATTTTGGGCAAATCGCTTTGGGCAAAAGGAAAGTTATTCGAAAGAAACCGAAGTTGCAGATCGGAAAGCACGGCATTGTTTTCAAATTTTACCAACACGCCTTCCTGGTCGTAGCCAAATTTCATATAACCGGTAAACTGCCGGGATGTAAACAAGTATTCTCGCATTTTAATCTAATGTTTTAAACATTTTTATTGCTTTACGCATTTGCCTTATAAGCTCTCGATTTTCTCTCATTTGGGTGTACCAAAATTTATCATCTGTATAAAAGCCAATATCTATGCGTTCCTGTATTTCTTCATTTTCATTTTCTATACTGGCTATATTCCCTTGCAAAAAGTCAATTAACTCATTCATAGTTCATAATATTTTTTGTGATAAAATGACAGATAGTATCTACATCATAGCCAAAAAAAGAACCTAATAAAAAGTGGTCGGCAGGTGTTTTTGGCTTTTTTGGCAAATCATTAATAACATAACGAAGTATGGGATTTTTAAAAATATAAATTTTAGCCCAACCATTATCGTTTACGGTGGCATGGAAAAGTAAACCGGCATCCTTAACTATTTCAGTTACCTCTTCGTGGTACCTCTCCTGATATGGAATTAAGCTGGCCGGCTTGCAGCCTTTACGAATTAAACTACAATGCTCTGTAATTTGAGCGTTTAAAAAATCATTCATAGTATTTTTTTATAAACTTTATTAAAATATGCGCTTTCAATTAATCCTCGCGAAAGCAGCGTTATACCATTTTTTATACAAAACTCCATTTCAATAGAAGCGCCTTTGCTGTGTATCCAGTTTTGCATAAACAGCGCTTTATCGCATTGCGCTAAATGAAAAAGGCATATATACATTGCTTCCTGCCACTCGGTATCCGTCTCCACTATTTTAACAGGGTTTATCACTTCGTATCCCAGGGTTAACAAGTAATTTTCCCAGGTAGTAAAAGTGTTTATCACTGCTTTTCTTTCAATTCCGGTGACAGGGCCTGCTATATATACCTTTTCACGTTTCATTAAGTGCTTCGGGATACTGCTTTTTAATCAGCTTTTTGGCGTTAGTACCTAAATATTTATAATATGCACTCCTGTTAATAAAAAATTTTTCTTTAATGATATGCTGAAAAACCCACTCCTGGGTGATACCCTTTCTGGTATGTTCAAGGGTAATTTCCTGAACACGTATCATTTTTAACAAGGTGTTTTTTCGGTACTTATGTGCCATTTTTAAATGCTGCTAAAGTTTAAATCAATTGCCTTATATTCGCCATCCGGTTGGCGTTCAGATATTCGGAAATATTTGCGAGATGAAGGTCTGCGAATTGAACTTTCAATATCTTCCATAGCACTTTGGAATAATTTATCTTTTATCTTTCCTTTATACTTTAATAGATTCATAATTTTCTTAGAATCGAGTTGTCCCTTACTTGTTTTAAAGGCATCAATTACCATCTCTTTTATAAATTCGGTTTTACCGGAAACATTATCTGTTAAAAACATATTTAGTTTTTCACGTGCAGAAGTAATTAGCAAGTCATCGAAAGTAACTCGTTCATTAATAGAAAGCTCAATTTTGATGCTTCGATCAAAATTATACCATGTAAAATTACCTTTTCGGTCTGTAGAGATTTCTTTTTCTTGCAAAAAAGATTGATAAACTGCGTTACAAGCTTCGGCAAAAGCTTCTTTATACTGTTTAAGCTTTTCGTTCAGCTGTTTTGCATCTTTCAATAGTTTAGCTGCTGTTCGTTCCATTAACCTTTCGGTCTTGGTGGTCCTGGAATAAGGAACCTTATTCCCACTTTCGTCAATCCAGAACTCCTGATTTGATTTTTGATGTCCCATTTTTGATAAAATTTAAAGTTGATAACTGATTTGTTTTATTTTTTGCGCATATCCTTTTCTTTTTTGGAAGTGCTCAATATTCTTTTGTATCTTTTTAGCATTTTGGTGTACCTCTTCCAATGCTTTTTGCTGCTTTTCGGTAAGCTGTATAAATTCAACATTTAATTTATGCAACTGTATTATTAATAATATAAATGCTATGGCCATTATTAATAATAATGCTATTAAAAATATTGTCGCTTTGTCCATATCAAATTTCGTTTAGTATATCAATACATTGTTGTGCTTTTACAATTACCTTTTTGGTTTGCATAAAAAGCCTGTCCATTTCTTTATCCTGCTGTTTTTTTTCGCTATACATCATTGTAAAATGTATATCTTCCAGCACTTTTTTATTATCCAGGATAAAATTGTTCAGCTGCTTTTTTAAATCTAAAACAGTCATTTTACTGCCCATTTTAAAAATGCACGTAATTATTAAGAGATTGTTTTTGTTTATCTTGGTAGATGTTGCTACCAATTCCCAGCCACTTTTACTGAAATTGTTTAGCTGTAGTGCAACATCTCCATCACGGGAATCAATATCTTTAACTAAAAATTTTGTTTCCATAAATTAATCCTCCAAATTATTAAGTTCTTCAATTAATGCATGTTTTTTTTCCTGCATTTCGAGCGTATCCAGCTTAACGGCTGAATAGGTACTACGATTTTTATTATTCGGATCTCTCAGCCACTTTTCACGCTTATCAATGAGATCCGAAAGCGTTTTAATTTCCGCATTTACTATTTTTTTATTTCTAAAAATCTTGGTAGTCATAGCTTTTTTTTATTGATTTTCTTTCAATTAATTGTTTTATTTTCCATTCTACATTATTCAATTCCCGCTTTTTCAAATCATAATCGGGATGGCTGTAAGGGTGTTTTTTAAGCCATAGAATTAGGGCTGTTTTCTTTTTATGAAAAGAATCAAGTTGCTTTTCAACGTTTTTTATATACTCTTTATCTGCTTCCTGCATAAGGCTTTGGTGTTTTTGGAAATATCCTGATTCGCAAATCTTTTTCAACTACCACCATGCCGTTACCGTTGCAAACAGGGCAAATAGTTTCTTTTCCCGTTTCTTCATCTATTATAATACCATCGCCCTGGCAACGGCGGCAAATTTCTATGTTTGTAATTTTATAATCTCTCTCCATTAGTTCAGACTTATTCCGTTAATTAAATTAGATTTATCATATCCTTCTTTTTTAGCAACTATGCTTCGGAGCTTTTTACATAGCTTTTTAAGCTCATCAACATTCAACTCATATAGCATTTTGCCGCAAATTCGCTTATCAAGCATAAACTTGTTTACATTACTCCAATCGTTATTGGTAACATATATACCAAGCTTATTAATAAGAGTTAGTGCGTTAGAACGCCAAATGCGAATTTCATTATCATTATTGAATTTACATTCAACGCTTTTTTGGAGCCGCATAATAAGATGGTCTATCTCATCATCAGATAATTCAGTAGTACTTGCTGCTCCATACTCCTTAAGAAAATCAGCTTTATTTTCCAAAGCTCCTAATTTCCAAAGCAGCTTATGCACAAGTACTCTTTTTTCTGCTATCAACATGGCTTATTCTTTTTTAGTTTCTTCAAGTTCACTGCCCCAGTACAGTTCTGCTTTCTCCATATCAATATCAACATACCCGCCTTTACTATACCGGCTTACTATAAATGCACGAAGTCCTAAAACGTGGATGTATGCTTTACATACTTTTTTTGCTTCGCGCGCAACAGAAGGATAAGGTTCTTTGCGCTCTTCGTGGCCGATAAAAATCACCAGCTTATTACTTAATTGTGCCAAAAAGTCAATAATTCGTAAATAGCGAAAATCATCTTTATAAATGAGCAAATTATCAATGATAATTACCTCCGATGATTTTTGCTTTTGGAATTTATCTATAAGCTCAGGAACAGGAATATATTCGTCAAACAAAATTTTATCACCTCGTGTTATCCCTGCTCTTTTACAAGCTAACTTAAATGATACGTCCATTCCCTCTTCGGCACTTATATAAGTTATCTTATGATTTACCGCCAAATCTTTGGCAAGCCGCAATGATAACCACGTTTTTCCGTTTTTTTCAGGCCCGTAAATCAGCCAGCAACCTTTTAGTTCTGCTTCTGTTCCAATTAATTCTTTAAAAGCATCGGAAGCAAACTTTACAAGTTTACCAGGTTTTTTGTCGAACAGATTTTTTGTTGTTAAGCTTCGTTTTTTCATTGCGATAATCTTAAAACACTTTCAGCTCTGCGTAAATCACCTATTAGTTGATTGTTATCAGAGCGAATACATTTCATTACTAATTCATCTACATTAGTTCCTTCTTTTGCATTAACCGCCAAAACATCGCGCAACATTTTTTTATAAAATGCCAGCTTTTCATTGTTATTTGTCGGAATAACTGATGTATATCGATTACCATTACGACTAAACATAGCACGGTAACCAACTTTTTTTGAATTAATTCCTCGCTCTATCTTCTCGCGTAAACTATCATCACCTATTTGGTACCAACCGCAAACATTTTCAGTGGCGTCAATAAGTTCTAATAATTCCATATATGCCTGGTAACGTAAATATCCGGCATCATCGGCAATAATTACTGGCTTTTCAAGTATCGATAAGTAATATTTCAAATTTTGCTTTACCTCGGCAAAACGTCCCTGGCTATCAACACCTATCGTTCTGGCCAATGTTCTAACAAATAATTGTGTTGATTTTGCCTGCTTACAATCGATATAAAAGCAATTTGGAAGGGTGCGGCTCAGGTATTTTGCTGTGTGGCTTTTACCAATACCGCATTCATCGGCAATAATTAAGCTTTTGCTATACTCTTTGCAGAAAGTTACTTCTTCCTCCACAATGTTAAATACATCAGTCCGGGCGGTTTTCCATTTTTTGTTGTTCATGGTAACATCCAGCTTTGAACCAATGTTTAACCAGGCAGCATCGCTTAATATGCCCTGTATTTCACCTTTTTTTATCCGGCTAAATATAGCCTTGTTAATGCTCCATTTTTTAGCAAATGAAGCATCGCTACCGCCGTAATTATTACGGTCATTTAAAAGAGCAGTAGCAACTTTTTGTTTAAATTCAGAACTAATTTGTAACATAATAATTAAGGTTTAATTAATATTAAAATCTATCGCCTAAACTTTTATTAAATGGTGTTTCAACGGTGTTTAATTCGAACTCTTCAGCATCTGGTAATGCTTCCGGTTCGGTATTTAATGTTTTATTTTTATGCAGTTCAGGGATGGTAAACTTATTGTTCAGCGTTACCGGACGTTCATCAATAACAGTTATCTTATTAATACTTCGAGCCCTTCGGCGTTGGTAACCTTCAACCGTACTTACATATTTCACCATTGCCTCACGGTTTGCCAGGTCAATCGGTTTTTGCTCAATTCGTGCCTTTTTATAACCAGGTTTAGCAACCGCTTCGCATATATACTTCGATGTGCCACGCAAATAAACCAATGCTTTGAGCACTTTGCCGTCATTACCATCTATCCAATAAACATCAAGCGGTTTCCCTTCAACTATATCCATTAATTTTATTAATTCGTCAGAATAACTTATCAGGCTGTTCTCTCCCAACAAAAATTCGGAATTTTGAAGCTTAATAATTCCTGCACGGCAGCTTGTTTCTGTTTTGTAACCTAAGTGCGGCAAAAAAGCACGCCAGTTGGTTGGTTGTACGCTCGGGTGTTGAGTTGCAAGAAACACCTCCCAACGGCTCATATTTTTAATTTTGGAATGCGGCATATTATTCCAAGTTTCAATATCCTTTAAAGAACCTTGTATAATTTCATCATATCCCAATTGTGGCACTTTATTACTGCCAGCCTGGTTACTTTCGGCCAATGCAAACGGACGCGCCAGCCATCCTTCGCGTTTCTTTTCAAGCTGATATCTTAGTGGCCGGTAATATCCCTCAATTCGTTTACCTCGTGCGTTATTTGGTTCAATTCGCACAAACTGAAACATGGCACCTTCTTTTAAAAAAGTATCTTTAAAAGAGCTGTTTAATGACATTTCGCATTCTATCTCCGCAGGTAAATTCAAGCCCCATTCGGTATAATTACGAATCATTTGCCTATAAAAATCTATAATAATTCCCTCTTTCGATTTTCCATATACCCATGTTGTAAAAGCTTCACTGCCAAGATCAATAGCATTGTAAAACCATGCTCTTTTACTGTTTGCATATTCAAAAGGTGGTTGACGGTCATCTACAGATATTATGCTATTGGCAAATTCAGGCTGAATGAGTGTATGATAAGGTTTGAATTTACTCATTAAAATTTGTCGGTTCCCTGAGCGCTTAGTGTGAGTAGCTATTTTATTTCTCCATTCGTTTAAATAATTTTTTACAGTAGATTTTCCAAGTTTTGGAAAACCTTTAGGATCGTAAAGCTCTCCGGTGTCGCTATTTACTACTGTAACATACCCGTTTAAAAAACCTTCATATTGTCTGGCTATTTCAGTAGCTGTTGGTTTATCTGCCTGTTCGGCAAACATATCGTTTAAAAATTGTTCTATTTCGGGATTCACCTTTGTACGGTTCTTATTGCTAACGCCTTTGTGTATAATAGAAATATATCCTTCCTTATTATACTTTGTTAGCTTATTATAAAGCGGCCTCGGCTTTTCTGGTAAAGTATGCCTCACTTCTCTTTTAAAATTAACACAATCGGTTACAATTGTCTCCCAAACGTCAGCCGTTCCGCCTCTTAACTCCTTCCTGAATGACTTTCGCATGGCCCGAATTTTGTTCAGTAAGTTAAGCACGGAAGCATTTAGGGTGTACTCTTCGATTTTGTCGTCATCCAGGAAAGTTCCATCAGGTTTTTGATATTTCATGTAGTAATCATAAGCGGTTTTATCGCGCTCGTAATACTTACTGAACAAAGATTGTCGGGCCTGCTCCGGCGGGTCGCCGAATTTTTCTATTAGTTTATTCTGCCAATCAATAGGTAAACTTTCAAAAATGACTAATGATGGTGAATTTGGTCCGGTATAACGTAAACGGATTATTTTTTCCTGTTTAACCCTATCCCTGAAAGCTCTATCGCTAATAAACTTCATGCTATCATTGCACGAGTTTCTGCCATAGAAAAGATATCTTGATTGCACTCCTAATATATTATTATGGTATTCAAATGGAGACATAGAATTACCTTTTGTTATTTTTTAGTATCAAACTTCCTTGCTTCCTTTTCTTCTACCATTGCAATCAACTCTTTCTTTATTTTTAAAGCCTTTCCTCTAATTGCTTTTCTTTCTCCTCTTGCTATAACTCCTACATAATCCGGTGATACATTATATTTCTTAGCTATCTCCTGATAAGGAGTAAGTTGTTTTTCTGAGAATAATTTGACATTTAGATTCATTTTTCCGTATTTTTGTGTATTGATGACTATACAAATTTATACAAAATACTGTAAAAACCAAATCTTTTTTACAGTATTTTGTAAAAAACATTAGAATGAACGATATAACAGAAAGATTTATAAAGGTTTATGAGAGTCTTTTAAATCAAAAAAAAATAAAAAGTCCAAGTGATTTTGCTAAAGAAATTTCTGTTAGTACGTCCATGATGAATGAAATATTGAAATCCAGAAGTAATGTTGGAATAAAAGTAATACAGAATACTGTAAAAAAATATCCTTTCATAAATATCGATTGGCTAATTACCGGCAAGGGAAGAATGAATGATTTTAGGATAACCGAAAGAGCCGAAAAAGTGCCAGTAGAAGAATATGTTGTAAAAAAAATTGGCATACCATTAGTTAACATTGAAGCTGTTGGAGGTTTTGGGAATGTTAATTTTAAAATAGAGGCTAAAGATATCGAGGATAGATATGTTATCCCTGATTTTAGCAATATAGATTTTATGCTACGAGTTACAGGAAGCAGTATGGTTCCTAAATATTATAGTGGAGATATTGTAGCGTGCAGAATAATAAAAGAGAGTCAGTTTATACAATGGAATAAAGTTCATGTAATTTCTACAGCAGAACAAGGTATTTTAATAAAAAGGATAAAACAAGCAAAAGACAAAAACTACTTAATTGCATTGTCCGATAATAAAGATTACGACCCGTTTCTTATACCAAAAGAAGAAATAACAGGAATTGCCTTGGTTATTGGTACAATAAGATTGGAATAATATCAAAATATACAAATAAAACATCTCCCACACGCCATACTATCTTCAAAAAAAACAATATTTTTTCTTATTTTTTGTATATCAACAACTTACTGATAAAAACAATATATTTTTCAGATAGAATAACGGTCTATATTTGTTTATAAACATCTTATAAAACGGACTAAAATTAATAAGATACCTATTTAAGTTCCTTGTTTTTAAATATTATTTTTCGCCCCCGCTTCGCCCCCGTTACCGCCCCTATTGTTTTAAAAACTAAAAAAACAGTTATTCTAAAATCAAAAAAAATAGCCTCCTAAAGAGGCTTGATAAAATGCATTTTTTAGGCTTTTTTATTGCTTTAATACCTTATAATTAAAGTTAATTAGCTATTTTTACATTATAATTAAAAAGGTGCCTAAAATTATTAAAAAAACGATATATTAAATTAAAGTCAAATTGAAGTTGTTTTTAATTTTTTGTACAATTCGTTTTAACCCAGCAATCTGAAAACACTCATTAATTGCGCAAATCACAAAATCAATTATGTACAATTCGTATTAACGCCCTTATGTATTTTTATTTTATGTTTTTGTTCTGCAATTTTATCTCCCTGTTTCATGATAAAATCCAGATCTTGTTCCATCAACTCTTTTTGCCTGGCAATATCTTTCTTTTCAACGGCCAGTTGATCTCTTTGTTTTTGTATTTTAGTTCTTTGGCTGGTAATTACATCGCCCTGTTTAATATAAAAATCTATATCCCGATTGAGCTCATTAATTTTATGGTTATTTTCTTCTATTTGTTTTAACAGTTGTAGTTCTGTTTTTTTTAAATCCGAAACATCTCTGATTAAAATGACATAACCTAATAATTCCTCCTTTTCGGATATGATTTCGGAAATTTTAGCATTATAAAATTGATGATTCGATGAGAAATTGAATACCTGCGTAATACTGGTGTTTTTTATATTTGACAATGCTTTATCTAAATTTATCGTAAAATTATCATTAAAATTAAGTTCCTTAAAATGTTTGTTAATCGTCTCTTCCGGATTCAGGAATAAATCATGTTGATGATTGGAAATGATATCAATATAATAACCTTCTGTGGATAAAATAAATACAAAATCGGAAAGCGAGGATAATATGTTTTTTTTGATTTGATCTTTAACGGAGGTTTCTTTATTTTTCAT